TCACTCGTTGCCGGCTGGGCCGAACCGCCGCACGATCACCTCGAAGACGATGTCGGAAATCCACATGGCCGAGACGCCGATCAGGAAGGCGGCGGCGAGCGTCGTAGTGTCGTCGGCCGAATTTGGAATAGGCATGCCTGTCGCCTTGAACCAGGCGACGGCGGGCAGCGTCAGATAGGCCGCAGCCAGCGCCCCACAGATCGGCGAAGCGATCATTTCGCGCAGCTTGTAGCGATGGCGCGACAGCGCCCGCAGCACGCCGCCGGCCAGTCCGGCGGCGACGACGGGCCCCTTGATGCCAAGCATATCGAAAAGGTCGTGCATCATGGCCTCCATCCGCAAAGCTTTTGTCCCTTGCGGTTGTGCGCCAAGAGCGCCCGCGCCTCGGCGTCCGAGAGCGCATCGACGGCTTTGGATGACAGGCGCAGCGGGCTCGAGACCGTGCAGAAGCCGCCAGAAGCAGTCGTACAGCCGGCCAGCGCCACAAGCAGCGCAAGCATCAGTCCCTTGCCCATGATTTCAGCTCCTTTCGAACAGCGTCCGCCGGCAATGCGCCGATATCGTTCTGTACCTTGTCGGCAACAGCGCGCGCCGCGGCTTCAGCGGCCGCCTGTTTGGTGCGTTCGGCCCTGGCCCCGGCCAGGCGCTGGTGAAAGCCCCAGCAAAGGGCGGCGATGACGGATGCGAAGAAGCCCAGCAGCGCTTTGTTGCCGAGCAGGAAGGCGAGAAGCGCGCTCACAGCAGCCACCCGGCGATCAGCCCTGCCGCAAAGCCGATGGCATAGGGTTTGGCGGCTTCGAGATAGGCGATGAGCAGTTGTTGCAGCCCTTCCATGTCAGTGCTCCCAGTCGAATTTGCGGGAAAGCCAGTGCCAGGTCTCGGCGACCGAGGCGATGGCAAGACCGGCGGCGATCTCCAGACCGGCCTCAATGTCGGGGTCGGAAGAAAATGCCGCCGCGTCGTCGGCGCCGAGCAGGCCACGCGCGACCAGAACGCCTGCGCCGTAACGCAGGCCGATGCGGATGAAGACGGCGATCATGTCGAACTCCTTGCGAGAATGGATTTCAGGATCTGAAGCAGCGTGTGCCAGAACGGCAGGCGTTCGACGGGAGGCGCAATGGGAGCCTCGGAGGGGGCAGGCGATGGCGTGGTGCCGGGTGCGGGGGACGGCTCGAGCGGATGTCGTGAGCCCGATGAATCCGACGAAGGTGCCGGGGCGGGCTGAGGGGCAGACATCAACAGCGCCTGGGAACGGACCGACCGGACGCGGTCGCTCCAGCCCTTGCCGAAAACCGGCCAGGTCGGCAGCCGCCGCAGGAATGCCAGGCGAGCGTCGCAGAGGTCGTCGATGACGGCACCCGATGGCCTGGCGCCGACAGCCCTGAGCGTGGCCGGGCCGATCCTGCCGTCCTGCGCCGCGCCCACCGCCGCCTGCAGATATTTCGCAGCCCTGCCCGGCCCGCTGTTCACAGCGAAGTCGAACACGGCATAGTCGACGCCGCCGGGAAGTTCCGCGCCGGCCACGGCGTCCCAATAGAAACGGCGATAGACCGTCGCCACCTGCTCGCCGCTAATCTCTCGCAGATCGGCCTTGCTGGCATCCGCCTTCACATAGCGGCGGAAGTTGACCAGCGTCACGCCCTTCATGGTGGCGCCGCCCGGATCGGCCGGATTGTCGGACCAGCCACCTTCCGATTTGAGGACGAGCGCAAGCGCCCGCGCGAAATTGCGGTCCATGGATGCTCCTTTCCGCCCTCGAGGACAGTTGGTGGAGAGTTATGTGGATGGTAGGAGCGACCTCGGCCTCAGGCCGGAAGTGTCATGCTTGCCTTCGCGGCAAAGCCCAGAGCGTGAACACTGCGCGCTCTAAGAGACGACCCGTGGCGCCAAAGTCAATTCCAGCTATTCGCTTTCGCAACCGGATCGCCGTGGCCCCGTCAGAGTAATATCCAGGTCGCTCACCGGCCCGCCGAAAGCCAGCCTTCCAATAAAACTGGAGCGCCCGAAGATTGTCGGCCCGTACTTCCATTTGCAGCAGCCGATATCCTCGACGTGCCGCCTCGTGCTCGGCCGCCGCCAGCAGCCGCGTGCCGAAACCCTTCGCGCGCGCGGTCTCCGAAACCGCGATAGTGGCAAGATGTACCGTTGGCTTTCCAGGGCGGAAACGGATTACGCAAAACCCAGCCACATCTTCATTGAAAACAACAACGATGACTTTGCCATCTGCGATGTAGCGATCAAGTTTCGCTCGACCGAGCCAATCGGTCTTGAAAGCCGTTGCCTCTATACTGACAACGGCGTCAAGATCGCTACTTTCCGCAGCTCGGATAATCACGCCCACTCTCTTCTAGCCCACTCCCACCGTTTAGTATGCTCCCAGCAGGCTCGTCTAGATAGTTGTGAAACGCCGCTTGAGTGCTAAGCGCAGCGCGTCAAATTCTGCCTGTGACAGCATCTTGTTGAACATGACAAAGCCGTAGAACCTCCGCCCGCTACCCCAGCTTATGCCCATCGTCGCAGTGGCGGAGGCATTCGAAGTGGATGGCGTCCAGCTGGGTGAGGTGTACGTGTTGGTCTCATAGGTTCCGTTCACGTACCCTACGAATGTCCGGCTGGTGTTGGATGTATGCGTGTAGCCAACTCCAACCATCAGCATGGTGTTGGTGGCCATGGGTGAGCCGCTAGTTAGCACGTTGGTCCCGACACTGGCAGACCCATTGCCGATGGTGAAACCCGGCCGGTTTGCCGTCGTATAGACACTTATGCCAACCGCCGTGTTGTTGGATGCGAACGCACCGGATTGAGTGACAAGAGTAGGACCGTAAGCTGACGTAAAATACTCCACAAAGACAATGGACCATGCCGCACTAGCTATATGCAGCCCGTTGAACCAACTATCGTTGGCGGATGCTTTGGTGAGCCCATCTCCGCCGTCAGACGAAAAGTAGGTATTGGCATCCTCTGACCCAATAGTCCCGTTGAACGCCGGGTCCGCCGCGTCACTTCCTGAGCCAGATCCGAGGTAGAAGTCCCTGCCGTTCCCGCTGATGTCCTTGAGCGTTTGGGTTGAGCCCTGTGGCCAGCTAGTGGCCGCGCCGGGATCAAGGCAAAGCTGTAAGTTGGGCAGTAACCCTACCGACGTGACCATGCTCCGCAACGACTTCGATTGCGATGCGGGCAGAGGCGCGAAGCCGGGCAGAGCGGCCCGCTTGATATCTGATGCGCAGCGAATGATCGCCGGCTGAGGCGGGAGCCAAAGCCTGGAAACTGGAGGCAGATCGATCGGCATTTCAGATCTCTAAGCCGAGAACAGACTTAAGCTCGCTCAATGACAGGTTGTAGCTTAACAACATCGCCGTCGCCTTCTCATCAGCTGTTGGAGGCGGCGGCGGTGGCGGCACGTCCTCTGTCTCAAAGACTTGCCGGATATGCCCCTCCGCCTCGACATAGGACGGTGCACCGACTGTTTGCTCGCCCTCAGGAACCTCGAAGGGCAGGGCGATGTCGCCACCGGTCGCCTGCACCTCTTCCAGTGTCCAGATGCCTTGGTCGTACAATCCGCGCAGGCTGTCACCGTTCATCTGGATTTCGACGGGATACGGATCGCAGGGTGTATCAACCTGACGGCCATCGCCATAGACGGCGGTATAGGTGCTGACCATCTGGGTGACGATGGACGAGCCGTGCCACTCCTGCCAGACGTCATCGATCTTTCGAACGAGAATAGACATTGCAAAGCTCCTTTAGGTGCGGATCACGCCGGTGATGACGAGACGGCTGGTTGTATCGACGAAGCCGACGAGAAAGACGGTTTCGCTCGTGGTGACGGTAATCGGAAAGGCTTCGACGCCGGTGGCAACGACAAAGTTTGCGCTGACGGTCAACGTTCGTGACGATGTCACCGCCGTGACTTTCAGCACAAAGCCAAAGAGCTGATTGGCATTCGTCGGGTTGCCAAGGGTGGCGTTGGTGGACAGCGCCACCGAGCCATTGTTCCCGAGCGACATATCCCAAGCCACTGTCGTGCCCGACGTCAGCGTCTGGTATGCGACGGTCGATTTGAGCGCCGCCGCCGTCAACAGCTTGCTCGCGGTCCCCAACTGGAATTCGCTATTCGAGGCGATGGCGGCAGAAGCGACCATGGCATAGGTGAGCATGCCGGCCGGTACCATGCCAGCAGTCAACTGGCCGAAGCCCAGCGCTGAGGAAGCTCGCCGCAGCAAAGTGTCATCCGAGCCGGCGATGATGTCTGCGCGAGCGCCTGAAGAGTTGGAAGCTCGACCGAGCAATGTAAGCGCCGCCGCATCGACCAGCGTGTTGAGTGCGGTGCTGTTGGTTGGAGGACCGAAGGTGCCGGTGAAGGATGCGTTCGCCTTCGGCGCAAGGCTCGACACCGCAACCCCACTGTCCTTCCCCACCTTGCCCGTCGTGCCGGCGAAAGTGACAATGTTGTCGATCACCGAAGACGCGGGCCCCGTGAAATCTCCCGCCCCTGTCCCGTCGGCGCCCTTGTCGCCGGCGCGGTCGAACATCAGCCAGATGCCGTTGGCCGTCGTCGGCAAAGTTCCGGCGCCGCTGACATAGGTGAGCGTCAGCTTGCGGTAGCCTGTGCCATCCACCACCGCGCCGCTGACATTGTAGACATATGAGATGGCGGCGGAGGCTTTCGAGCGCAGGGTCAGCTGGCCCTTGATGAGATTGGTACTGTCGTCGAAAGCATCGAGGATACCGCTCACCGTGGCGCCGCCGGCATCGAGATTGTCGATATAGGCCGCGGTCGCCGAGGCGGCGCTCACATTGTTCAGCCGCAAGGTGCCGTTGCCCGGATCGGCGTCGGCCGTGGTCGTGGAAAAGGTATAGCCGAGTGCGGCCACCGAGGTTGACGCCGCCGTTGCGCTGGTTGCGGCATTGGTGGCAGAGGTCGCGGCATTGGTGGCCGAGGTGGAGGCCGCGCTGGCCGAGCCCGAGGCAGCACTCGCCGAACCGGCTGCAGCTGTGGCCGAGTTGCCGGCGTTGGTCGCGCTGGTCGCCGCGCCCGATGCCGAGCCGGAAGCCGCCGTCGCCGAATTGCCGGCATTGGTGGCGCTGGTCGCGGCCGTCGTGGCGGAGCCCGCCGCTGCCGTGGCCGAGCCGGAAGCGGCGGTGGCCGACGTGCCGGCGTTGGTGGCGCTGGTAGCGGCAGCGTTCTTGGAGGTCAACGCCGCAGCGGCGCTGGCCGCCGCCGCGCTGGCCGCGTCCACTGCATCGCCCAACGTGTCCTCCGAAAGGTAAAAGGCGATCGTGATCGCGTCGGTGCCGATCACCGGGTCGAGCGTTTCGAAGACATAGACGAAGTCGGCCGAGACGGCGCCCTGCTGCACATGCACGGTGGTGCCCTTCTGCAAGGTGCGGGCCGAGCGGGCATCGGCGGCGCGAAACCACGCGCCTTCGCTGGCGGTGTAGATACCGTTGTCGCGGGCATCGGCCTGGTTCTTGACCAGCACACGGTCGCCGATCTCGGCCGGCACACCGTCGATGGTCTGCAGGCCGTAAAGGGTGATGTTGCCGGTCGTCGCCAGGCGAACGGGTTCGCGTTCGCCGGTCAACAAGCGAACGGCGGCAGTTGCAGGTCGGGCCATAAGGCTTGCTCCATGAAAAAAGCCCCGCGAAAGCGAGGCTTGAAGGTTTTGGGTCAGTTGGCGGACTGGCTAAATGGAATGATCGTCCGATCCGTTCCGGATTTCTCTTCCTCCTAAGCCGAGGCTTCGGGCTCCCGCTCGGCTTGAGCCGACGTGACCTTGATACATTTGGGTATTTATAGGTCATTTATTGGGTAGAAGCGTTAACGAGCGGGCAGGTCGATGATTACCGAAAAACTATCGAATTACGGTGACAGTGCACTCTTCTCCATTTGTCAGGTTGAGAGGTTCCGCTCTGCCTCACACCAGGGTGCGGCCACTAAAAGTGCACTGTCACCGTAATCGCAGTGCTCCTTGCACCCTATTCCCCGTTTCGTGCCGCCTTTTCCAGTGCCGCCTTACGCTGAATTTCGATAGTTCGATTCCAGAAGCGCACCGCTTCAAAATGCTCTTGTCTGGTCAACCAGATCTTGTTCTCCAAACTAACTGGATCGCCGCCAACCGCAATCGGTTTGATCTCGAACAGTTCCATGCCCTTGGAGCGCGAATCTGTATCTTGGACTTTCATTTCAAGTCCTTCAGCGTACTAAATAGACCGGCGAGGTCTCGCGCTATCGCGTCGGCGGATTGCCGTTCCATAGGTATAAACGGGATGCGCACGATTGGCATTTCCACATCGTTGGTGTCGAAGCCATAGGCTTCCCCTCCTCCGTTCGATGCGAACAAGAGGATGCCTGGTGCGTATTTTTCAACCTCATATTCTCGATTGAATTCTACCAACTCTTCGGCTTTGAAAAGAATTATATAGCTGTCGCCGATGAAGCCTTCACCTCCATTATGCTTCCTAAGGAAATTGGTGTAATCCTTGGGCAGCGTCACTCCCAGGTTTGCGGACAGGCCATCGACAACTGCGGCTTCAGCCGGTGGATCGAAACGTCCCTCAATTAGACTATATTCCACTGCTATTCTCCTATGTCTTTCGAATTACGGAGACAGTGCACTCTTCTCCATTTGTCAGGTTCAGAGGTTCCGCTCTGCCTCACACCAGGGTGCGGGCTACTAAAAGTGCACTGTCACCGTAATCGGGGCTGTCGCTGGTGGAATTCCTCGGAGGTGGTCACTTCCGCCTCGGCAAATTTCGCACCAGAAATGCCAATTTTGAGCAACCCTCGCTTGGCTTCGTCGGTCACGAGGAAACAGGGAAAGGTGGTCACGATAGAGTCACCAAACCATCCCTCCACCTGATAGACAAGTTTGCTCACGACAGGCGGATGAACGCTTCTATCCATGACGGTGCCACGACCTATTCCGCCCGCGGCGTCTGGTTCAATTTCAAAGTATCTCGTCATTCACCTACCGGAGGTCAAATAAGGAAATTGTTGGTACCTTGGCACAAGTTGCATCACCCGGGTTCTTGGGCGTGATCACTGGCAAAGCTTTGCCCGGTCTGGCTGATATATTGTTTATCAAATCCATCGCACGCTTCTTGGCATCACCCTTGAAGCAGCGGCAGAATCCTCTCATCGAGGAACTTGAGGCGGCCAGCCAACATCTCGGCGTTGGCGGGAGTGGCATCGACATTGACTGGAATCAATTTCGCCACGAACTTTCCCTGACGCGCGGCCTCAACCCAGTCTTCAAGCGCACCGATGTAGCCATCCAGAGCCTCGAACGGGGTCCTGGTGTCGTCGGCCGGGATATATGTCAGCGGCACGTCGCCGACGATCACCCAAATCCATCCAGGTATGTCCGGCCTCCCAGGCTCGATCTCGAACAGAAAGATGTAGATGATGCCTTCGGCGCCGTAGCCGAGATACTCGCCCTTGATGGACAAAACCCAATCGAAGAATTCGAGGTGTTCGCGAGCCTCAACGCGGGCAGAGTCAAGTTCGCTTTCACCCGTGCTGACATTCACCGGCGGCAATCGCACGACACTCGCGAGGTCTGGTTTGGCTTCGTTGGCCAACAGCCAACTCCCGTGAAACAGTGCTTGAAGGTCAGCAGCCGCGCGCCGTCAGATCGCAGGCTTGCTCAGCTGGCGACGGGCGCGAACGAAATCTACAATGAGCCAGATCAGTTGGGCAACGATGTAGACGGTGCTGTAGGACCAGTTCGGAGCCCCAGTATCCGAGTGGCCGTAAGCGGAGGCGGTACAGCTGAGCCCTCCCGAAATGACGTGCACCAGCAAGAGGCGCAAAAGGCCGCCGTTCCAGCGCTTAGTGATCCACAGCAGCAAGCGGCTCACAAGAAATGTCGGAACCAGCGCACCGAAAAGTGCCGCAGCATAACCTGCACCCATGTAACCCCCTAGCAGCACGCTGCGCTATTTAGTGACTTCCATCACTCGCGTAAGTAGATCGGCCGGCGCTTCTCAGCCACCCCTGAGATTTACCGGCGTCCCCGGCGGAAGCCCTTTCACCTTGGCGATGACCTGGCCCATAATGTGCCAGTAGACTTCCAGATCCGTCAATTCCTGGTTTGAGATGTCATCCTCTCCCCCAAGGAATAGCGGTTTCTTATAGCCAATGCACTGATCAAAGGCAGGCTGCGCGCCGCCAGCCGGAAGCCAGTCCTCGACGTATATGTTGGCCGTCAGCGCAGCATCGGGATTTTCAATGAGCAGCGCATCGTGGAACGATTCGATATTCGCAGGAACCTCAAGTATTTCGGCTGTCCCGGGCTCAAACATGAGAACACCGGGTTGCCCTTCCTCCAACCGCTGCGTGTCGAGCGCAAACGCGGTGCCCTGCCAGTCATAACCAAAGCACCTGATCCGCCCGGCGGCCTCGGGAAAACCGAGGTTGACCCTCGCGTTCCAGGCTGGGAGGTCCTGTGCCCTGATGATGCGATACATGCCTTGCTTAAATGAAGCACCGCCGAAGCTGGTGAGCAATTCATTCAGCCCCGATATGCCCGAATCCGGAAGAGGATTTCCGTCCGTCGGCACCCTGCTTTCGATGGGGAAATTTTGTTGGAATGTCTCGAACATCAGCGCTCTCCAATCGTGACTTTATTTATGGCAGTTCCAATAGGTAAGTCTTTTATTTGATTCCATATCTGCGCACCCAGACTTCGATTGACGCTCGAATCCAATACGGCAAAATTGGATAAGACATGAGCCCCTCCCAATTGCAGGTCAATGACATGGTCAATGTCGTTGCCGAATGGGATTAAAGAACCTGCCTTCTTAAAGATTTTTCTGGCGGATTTCCCTATGCGAACCGCACGGCTAACCACAGTGGCAGCTTCCGTCAACATCTTCACTTTGATATCTGCAGCCGCCCGCTGTGCCGCGTTCCAATGAGGCATATAGGTAAGATGCAGGTCGTGGCCAGCGGAGGCCCCATTGGTTGTAGCAAGGCCCGGCACCGGGCTAGTTGGGTCCCCCGCTGGTGAACTTGAACTAGCCTCTAGGGTCGGAGGATCTGAAGTAAGCTCCGTCGCTGTTCGGTCACCAATTGGTTCGCGAGAAAACGAACGTCGCTTTATCCACTCTGCGGCTTGGCGATAAACGGCACCAAGGCCTTCTCCAACAACGTTGCTACCAGCCCCTCCAAGGAAACCGAAAGCTGTTCCAGTTCCGATGGATTCGTCACGGCCGGCGGCTTCCACGGCGCCATACCCAGCCCCCTCAGCGGCCACAAGGCCAGTGCGGGCAAGGAGGCCAGACAACCCCTTCATAGTGGCCGTGCCGAGCCTACCGCTGAGGGTGATGCCGGCCTCTCCGAGACCCCGGCCGGTCAGATAGGCGCCAACCAACTCCGCCGCGGTACCCGCCGACCCAGCTCGATCCCGCGCATTTTGTGTCCAGGCACGCTCAGACGCGAGTTCTTCCTCGTAGCTGCTCCCCGAGATTAGCGAGTTCATCGTAGCGGCGAATTTGTCCGCGTATCCAAATGTCATCCCGTCCGCCATCAGACGAACGGTGTCATCGAGCGCTACCAGTGGCTTCAAAGGCAGCGGTAGGGCATCAAAAGCCGCCAGATTTCGGCTCACACGCTCCTCTGCCGATATCGGAGCTGAATTGTTTGCGATGCTTCGCCCTATTCGAGACTGGTTCTCGCCGGTCAGTTGAAGCGCCATGGCTGCCTGAACACCCGGATCCGAGGTGCCTGCGAACAGATCGCGCAGGATCACGTCTCGTTCGCGTTGTGGCACCCTGTCATCGTTCAAGGTGTCGACCAGGTCTTTGACGACAGACATTGGCAGCGGCTGGATCTTCTTGATCCCAAGCTGCAACTGCACCGCGACAGAGCGGGCCACCGCCTTCTGATAAGCAGCTGGATCGTAACTGTCCTTGCTCGATATCGCGTTCCAGTCGGCATCCGATGCCTGGTCGATTTTGCGGACAAAATCGGCGGGATCGGCGGCGCGAGCCTGCAAAACCTGCCTGGCTGCGGACGTGGTTATCTCAAACTGCGCCTGATCCTGCTCCGGGGTCGCACTGCCTGGCTTGGGCCTGGCCGCGAGCACTTTCGTCTCGATGGCGTCCTCAGGCATTCTGACCATCTCGAATGCCTGAGTGCCAGCCTTGAACGTGCGATCGACCCCAAGAGACTGCTTTCCACCCTCCTCGACACCATAGACCGCAGTGAGGTCTTCATCGTCCGGCTTCTTTCCTGAATAGGAGCCGGTATACATGAGGGCGCTCGGCGCATTCTGGTAGGCGAGTTGGACATTGGTGCGCGCGTCGAAGAGCTGCTCCGTCATCGCGACCTGGGCCTTCTGGCCAAGATCCTGCAGATCATTCGGTGGCAGGTCAGCAATCCATGGAGCCGCCGCCCAGACGAGCTCGCCGTCGGCTTGCCTGGAGGCCTGCGTCGTTTTTACGTTCGACGTCGGTTTGCCGACGGTGTCACCCTGTGCCGAGGCGCCCATTTTGCTGTCGGACCATGCGCGGGTGTCGGCGACGGTCTTGCCGGCGAGGAAAGGATTGGCGCGCACTGCGTCCTGGCCGACAACGCTGGCGATCGGGACCCCCGGATCGGCCTTCAGCACACTCACGGCGCCAGCCGAGCCGAGGAAATGCGCGAGATAGAGGTTACCCGGTGTGGTCGGAATTCCACGGTTGGTCAGGTACTCGGCATTGTCGCGCGTCAGTGCAGCCGTCATCTGCCTGCCAAGCTCAGCGTCGCCTTTCAGCGCGATAATCTCGGATGCACTTTTGCCAGCAGCGATGTCGGGGCGGTGCGAGCGAACAGTCTGCACCCATGTCGAGTCGAGGAACTGCCCGACGCCTGAAGCGGACGAATTGGGATTTTTTTCCGCGGCATTGCCGCCACTTTCGACACCGATGATCTTGTCCACGACCGTATCGACGGCAGGTTTCGCACCCGTCACCGCACCCAGCATCTCGGCAGCGCGCTTCGGGTTCTGAGCGATTATCGCCTGGACGAGCGCCTTCGCCGTGTTGGTGCGCCAGGCGGCTTCGGCGGCTTGCCTGGCAAGCGGGTTGCCGATCTTGGCGATCAGGTCGAAGCCGCTCTGCCGGATCGCCTCGAAATTTGCGGTGTCGTTCGGGTCGCTCTGTGCGATGGCGCTGGTGGACATGTTGTCGACCTTGGTCCACTCGGCCATCTCGTAGTCGTCGCGTTTCGCCTGCTGCCGCCGCGCCATGCGCAGCGAACCCGCAGCGCGCAGCGCTTCCTTCTGCTTGGCAAAGTTGGCGCGCTTGCTCTCGGGCATGTTGGGCAAGGCATTGCCGAACAGCGTGTCGAACAGGCCGGGCTTGACCACCTTGCCGGTGTGCGGGTCGACCTGCCCGTACATGGCATCATGCAGACCGCTGCCATCGGCCGAGGCGTTCGCCGTCACCTGGTCTTCCGCCTGTGCAATCTGGCCGTCGAACCGGCGGCGTGCGAGGTCGGCGTCGAACGCCTCCTGCCGCTCTTTCATCTGCCGGTAGTGCTCGGCGAGAGCGGAAAGCTCGTCGCCAAAACCCTGCATCGCCCTGCCGACGGGAGATCCCTCGGGATAGGAAACGACATTGCCGGTATCGAGCCGGCGCTGGGCAAGTTGGAGAGGTATGGTCGCCATTTAATTGTTCCCCGCCCACGGCGCCCTGAGCGGCGAACTGCCGAAGATCACGGAGCGCGTCGGCACCGTGCTGGCGGCCATGCTCGACGTTGGGCTTTTCGTCGGGTCGTAGAGCCCGGAGAGACCCGACACGAGGCTGCTGCCGGCCTTGAAGATCGACGCCGTCACCGCCTGCTTGCCGGAGAAGCGTGAGATGGCGGCCTGGGTGTTCAGATTGTTCTGGCGCAGTTGCGATCCGTACTGGATCGTCTTGAGGTCGAGCTGGCCTTGCCTGGCATTCGCCGCCAGCACCTCGGTCGGCGAGCCGGCAATGCCGACGCCGGACGCGCCGGCCTGGGCGCGCGCCTGCGCCTGCAGCAGATCCTGCTTGCGGCGCTCCTGGCCCTGTTCGAAGGCAGCACTTTGCGCATCGGCCTGCGCCTGCTGTTCATAGGCCTTGGCCTGATAGTCGGCCATCTGCTTCGACTGCTGGCCCTCGACCAGCGCGCCGCCGACGGACAAAGCGGTCCCTGCCAGTCCGAGAAGAGCAAGTGTGCACATGGTCAGCCTCGTTCGCTCAGGGTTTTGCTTGCGGCAATGAATTTGGTTTTGACGCCGGCGACCGGCGCGCCAAGTTGAGGGCGCGGGTCGAGCGCGCCGCCGGGGGCGAGCAAGGACAAAAGCAGCCGGTCGGCATGGAGCCCGGCGCGGCTGAGGCGGGCGGGTGCTGCGGCGCGTGCGACGGCCATGGCGGCGCGGCGGGTCGCGGTGAGGTTTACCTTCAGCTCGGCGACGCCGGCGGCGTCGAACAGGCCGTTGGCGGTGGCGATGGCGCGGACAAGCGCATCGGCCTCGAACAGTTCCTGGCGAAGCTGCTCGACCAGCCGGCGCGCGCTTCGCCAACGCTCGGTCAGGGTGGCGGCCTTGGCCGCGATCTCGTCGCCAAGAGCGGCAATGTCGGCGCGAGCTTCGCTCTCGGCGGCTTCGATGCGGCGCGTGTCGGCGACGCAGATGGTCTTTTCCAGCACGGTGATGACGTCGTTGCAGGCATCGAGCGCGGCGCGCGCAGCGGCAAGGTCGCCGTCGCCGAAGACCGCCCGGTCCTCGGCCTGCTCCAGCTCGCGCCTGTGGGCGACGGCATGGTTGATGTCGGTATCGAGCAAGGCGATGACAGCTGCAAAATCGGCAGCCGTCCGCGCCTTGCCGAGGGCTTCGGCATGGGTCATTGGGGTGGGTTCCTTGTGAGGAGGGATGGGCGCGACAGCGAAGCTGCCGATCTCCCCACTAGAGGGGGAGATGCCCGGCAGGGCAGAGGGGGGCGCCGTGGAGCGCCGGGCTTTGCTTAGCTGCGCTCAGATGATTCTCTGCAGAATTCGGCGTGAGGAAGCAGTTGCGATTAAGCGGATATCTCGGCGGGACAGCGCCCCCCTCTGTCCTGCCAGACATCTCCCCCTCAAGGGTGGAGATTGGCCGTCACGTCGGCCTTCGCAAATCTCCAATGCTGCAGAAAGAGCGCCAACCGCTGAGCCGCTATCTCACCTACGGCTCGGCATCGAACACCGGCGTAAACGCCCGGATCGTGCAGGGCGTCGGATTGACGTGGCGAATCCTGACCCTGCCCTGCCCTTCCCAACTGTCGTCGACCGGCACATCGACATTACCGGTGTAAAGCTTCGCCTTGCCGTCCGGCGCGACGATGCTTGGCATGCGCACGCTCTCCCAGCGGCCGCGGATGAAGGATTGCACCTGCAACCCCGTCGTGTCGGTCTCGAGCAGCGACAGGATGACTTTCGCCACCTTCTTGCGGCGACCGATAACGGAACCGTCCTGGCCGCCAACATCGAGCTCCAGCGTGTTTGCCTCGGACTGGAAGGGCAGCCCAACCTGCCACTTCGCTGCCGTGGCGCCGCCGGGCAGCGTTACCTGGCCGGAAGCGACGGGCAGGCCGCGATAGACTGTGCCGCCGGCCAGCACGTCGACCAGCTGGCCGTTGAGATGGCCGAGCCCGGAGACGACGTTGACGGCCGCACCCGAATAGGTCAGCCCGCAGTCGACCTGGAAAGCATCCTCCAGCAGGCCATATTCGAACGGCGTGGTCATGATTTCGATGTAGCGCCTGGTGACCCCGCCAATGGTGCGCTTGACGACCAGCCAGATGTCGTCGACGCCGTTCTGGCCGGGGGTCACCACCGCACTCTCGACGATCGGCCACCCCGAACCAGCGAAGGTGCCGCCGAAGCGATGGCGGTGCATGCCGCGCACCTCCTGGCTCGGCTGATGGGTGTAGCCGCCGAGCTCACCGTTCTCGAGCGGGAACCACAGCACCGGGTCGGGATCGGTCTGGAAGGCCAGTTCGACCACGCCCTGCTTGGGGATGTGCTCGGAAATCTGGCCGATGTCGTCGGAGGTGAATTTGCTGGTCGAGGTCTGCGTCAGTTCGGCGATCGATTTGCGCGAGCGGGTGACATAGAGGAAGGATTGCCCCGCATCGACCGGGCGGATACGGGCGCAGCCGAAGGTGCGCGAGCGGCGGTTCTTGAACGAAGACGGCGTCAGCGCCTCGTCGAGGCCGGAGCCCGATAGCGCGCGGATACCGCCTGAGGTGCCGATCAAAAGCGCGCCGTCGGAATCGGCGATCCAGACGATATCGTTGGCCTGGCCGCCGCCGGCCTGGATGAACTCAAGCGCATCGTCATCCTTTTCGCCGAGCGCGAAATTGTCGAAGTCGCCGGTCGCCGATGCATAGACCGAGAAGCGCCGGCTGAAGGCCAATCGCTCCTCATAGAGCGAGCCCGCCTCGACATATTTGCCAGGCACGAAAGTGCCGAGCCGCCAGCGCGTGACCGGATTGGTGTTGGGCAGCGCATGGCCGTAGAGGATGATCTTGACCACGGTCGTGCTGGTGCGGCTGGTGATCTTGGCCCAGCGCCACAGACCATCGGCGCCGAGCAGGCGCACGGCGCGGCCGACATCGGTGGTCTGAAAGCCGGCGCCGCCATTGATGCCAACGGCCGAGGACGCGGTGAGATCGAAGGGAATCTGGTCAGTAGCGGCAATGTGGAAGGCGATCTCGGCGAGATAGGTGTTGTTGGCATCGTCGCCGCCGCCGCCGGAAAAGACGAACTGGTGGTATTCGTAGGCGTTTGCGTTGGTGAACTCGTAGTAGCGGGTTTCGCCGTTGCCCCAGCCGGCTTCGCCGGTCCTGGTGTCGAGCGTCACCCAGTTGGTGCCGTCGTTCGAGCCCTGGATTTCCCAGGCCGTCGCATAGTCGAAGGCACGGGTCGCCTGGTTGGCGGCCGTGACCCAATAGGCGTCGACCACACGCTGGGCGCCGCCGGCGTTGCGAAAGCGGACATAGCCGTCGCCGCCGCCGGAGATCAGGATATTCTGGGTCTTGTCGCGGTCGAATATCGCCCAGGCATTGGCGCTGCCGCCACCATCCGAAGCGGTACCGCTGGGCGTGGTGTTGCTGGTCATGTCGGGCGTGAGATGGCCGGTATCGGACGGCGTCAGCGTGGTGCTGGTTGTATTGATGTCGTCATAAGGGCCGTCGAGGAATTCGAAGTCGGTCAGCGCCCATGCCGTGTGCGCGGTGCGCGTCAGCACCTTGGGCGGATAGTTCCTGTGCGTGATCCACATCTGGTCGGCCGACTGCACATAGGCGAGGTCGAACAGATCGGCTTCGAGATAGGGCGAGGCCACCTCGACGGTCCCGACGCGTGCGCCATAGGCATAAACGCGGATGTAGAGGTCGCCGAATTCGAGGCAGTAGGCCTGTTCGGAGGAAAAGATGAAGGGGATGGCGCGCGTCTTCCTGGCCGAGTTCTTCACCTCGTTGACGAAATAGCTGCCGCCGCGGGCGCGGATGCCGCCATGCGGCAGCGTGACGAAGTTCTCGCATTTCGCCAACGCGGCGCGATAGAAATCGAGCGAAGCGCGCGCGTGCAGCCTGGGCGAAATCTCGCCACGCGTAAAAACGTCCTGGATCGGGTAAAGCGCGGTCATCGGCCAAACACCCTGAAGTCGCCGCGCTGCTGCGCCCATGAGTCGGTGTAAAGCCGGCCGCCGCGCTGGACGGCGTTGGCGGCAAAGGCGGCGTCGAGCGCGCGGTCATAGGCCGAACGGGCGATGTCGATCATGCCGGCCTTGTGGGTCAAGGGATGCGCGATCTTGATGGCGAGGGCTGCCACCAACACTTCGGTGAACAGGGCGTCCCAGTCATTGGGGTCGGTGAGATTGGCGATGTAGCGGATGATCAGCGGCCCGGACTGGTCGCAATAGATCAGTCCGGCTTCCTGGCGCCAGGAGACCGGCACGCCGTCCGGCTCGCCATTTGCCGTCTGCGGCAGCGGACGCAGACAATCGGCGGGCAGTTCATAGGCGAAATTCAAAGTGCAATCGCCGCTGCCGGTGTCGGCGCCTGCGACGCTGGCGGCGAGGATCGCGAACACCCAGGCGTGCCTGATGAGTTCCGCTTCCCGCGTCAGGTCGAAATGCAGGTTCAAGAGACGCGCCGCCTTGACGTCCTGATCGAGACTGTCGATCGGCGCCTCGTCGAGGACGGCGAGCGCCATGTTGGCGATGTCGAGCGGGGTGACGGCCATGGTCAGGCCTCCGTGATGGGTGGATGGGTGAAGTGCGGATACGCAAATCGCTGTGATTAGCGCTCTACGGCGCCCCCCTCTGTCCTGCCGGACATCTCCCCCACGAGGGGGGAGGTTGGCAGCTTCGCCGACGCTGCTCTTTCTTCAACGCTGGAGATTGGCGAAAGCCGGCGCCATAGCCGATCTCCCCCCAAGTGGGGGAGATGTCCGGCAGGACAGAGGGGGGCGCGAAGGAACGCTGCCTGGAAGGAGGCGGGGCCTCGGCCCCGCCTCTCGCGAGCAAGCGCTCAGGCCTCGCTCGTCTTCAGCGCGATGAACGTCATGTTCTTGACGCTGGACGCCGTGCGGTCCCAGTTCGCCGCGAGCGCCAGTTCGGCGTCGGTGGCGAATTCGCCGGCCGAGGACGCATCGAGGAAGCGGGTGCCGGGCACGTGCGGCACGAAATGCCGGCGGCCGACCATTTCGGTAACGCCGCCGCCATGGCCTTGGCGCGGCTTGCGGTCGAACTCCAGCGGCCCGCCTTCGGTGTTGACCGGCAGCTCGTTCCACAGGATCGCCTTGTCCTTGAACATGAAGGCGGTGTAGACGCCGGCAGCCACCGGAATGTCGTCATCGACCACGCAGCGCAGCCCCATGTAATAGGGGATGAGCGGACCGCCCTGCTCGGACGACGGTACATAGTCGATGAGGTCGGCGAGCTTCAGCGCCTTCATCTGTTTCGAATGCATCCAGATCGTCTTGAATTTGTCGGCACGGTCGCCCATCAGATAGGCGGCTTCGATGATGTCGGTGTCGACGATGGAAGCGCCGGTGACGCGCACCAGGTCGCCGGCATCATTGGCGATGTTGTCGGCCACGACCCCCTTGAGGATGCCGAGCAAGGTCAGCTTGTTGGCGCGCTGCCAGTACTCGGTCTGGCGCTTGACGATCAGCTTCTGCGGATCGTCGCCGGCCAGGATCGAGGTCAGGTCCGGAACGCCCCAGGCCTGGGCGCGGACATTGCGGGCGGCGACCTCGCGGCGGGCGCCGATCTTCTTCATCTCGATGGAATCGGCCGGATCGTCATTGACCGGTTCGGACGGATCGTTGCCGAGATCCTTCCAGCCGGGCATGTCGACGGAGCGGCCGCCCATCGACAGCTTGGCGGTGATGGCCGGATCGTTGAACAGGATGCCGGCCTGGAAGATTTCCAGCGACTGGACATGCTCCTCGAACGAGTACTGGGCATAAACGGACGGAACGATCGCGTCCGCGATGCGGGTATAGGCGTCTGCCATTTTTCACTTCCTTTGAGGTTGGGTTGGTGGCGGGTAGCTCGGGATCAGAGCGGGTTGTTCGGCATCCATAGATCCGGGTTTTCACCCGCTTCCCGCGCGAGCCGCCGGGCGCGGGCGGGGTCGCTTTTGACAAGGGCTGATATCGCCGAAATGTTGCGGTCACCAGTTGCGTTGCGTTTGAACGGATTGCCGCCACTCAAAGCCGTACCGCCGTCGATCGTGTCTTCCCTGAACATCGCCTCGCCGACGGCGTGGAACGCCTTGGCGATCTGCGGATCGGTCAACGCCCCGTCAGGCAGAAGGATGCCCTTGGCCTTGTAGGCATCGACCAGGCCGAGCTTCTTCATCGCCCGGTTGGCGACCTCCAGCTTCTGGCGAAAGCCATCGCTGTCGGTCGGTCCCCAGTCGCGCACGAGATCGTCGTGAGTGGCCTCGACCGAGCGGGCAAGCGCGACTTCCTGGCGCGCGGCCTGCTCGGCCATGTAGCCGACGAAGCGGTCGTGATAGGCCTGCGCCACCTTGGGCGTGGCGCCGGCCTCGACCGCCCAGGCCTTGGACGCCTGGGCAAGCTCGTCCGAATAGGCGAAGTTTTCAGGCAGGCCATCCGGTCGCCTGTACTCGACCTTGTCGGGCGATGTCAGCGGACGCATGGTCTCGGGCAGCCGGGCATGAAATTTCTGCCAGTCTTCCGGGGATGCGTCGGCGGCGGGAATGCGCAGGCTTTCGCCCTGCTGCCGCTCCAGCTCCGCATAGGAGTTGAAAACCCGATCGAGGTTTTCGGCCTTGGTCCAGCCCTTGGCTTCAGCGAGCTTGCGGTTGCCTTCGGAAAGACCGTCAAACCAACTTTTGGCCGGAGGCGCGGCGGACCCGTTATTCGCACCTGCCGGTGGCCGTACTGGGTTGCCCGCCGGCTGCGCACGCGCCGCCACGGACCCGGCGTCTGCCAGATCTGTCATGTTGTTTTCCTTGTGTTGAGGTTCTGGAGTTGTCGTTGGTAAGGCGCCGGCGGCGAAGCTACCGATCTCCCCCACTTGGGGGGAGATTAGCAGTTTCAACGCCTACGCGTTATCGCCCCAGTTCTCCCACAGCAGCGTGATCGTTCCCGTCACCGCCAGCGTGCCGTCGGCATCGATGTCCGTGCCGGTGGCAAAAGCGAGGTTGAGGTAGAGGTCGACCGGCGTCACCGTGCCGTCCAGCGTCACAGCGGCAGCGACATCGGCGGTCGAAGCCGTGGACAGCGTCGCACCCACGCCGTCCAGCGTACGGGCCGTGGAAGCCAGCACATTCACCATGGGGCCGGAAAGCGTCGCGCTCGATGCCGCGGCGGAGCCGAGCGACCAGGTCAGCGCGGCATTGTCGTTGATGGTCGACGCGCGCGGCGTAGGCACGGCGAATTGCAGCCTGGCCGTTCCGCCCTTGATGCGTACCTTGCCGTCGACGAAATCGAACAGTTTCTGGCTGGCATAGGCCAGCGCGTCAGCCACCGGCACCTGCATGCCGGCAAGGGTTAAGACGGTGCGGTACGATCCGCCCTGCCCTGTGGTTACGGCCTTGAGGCCGAATTTGGGCGGGGCAAGTCCGGCCTCGCGTGATGCGGCACGCGACAGCGTCCGGGGAAGACCTCGGGTCATGGCATTTCTCCAATCTTTAGGGGGAATTTTCTCGACTTATGAGTCAAACTACAGATGGACAGTCAGGCCAATTGTGTGTATCTATACACAACATGAAGAGTGCCGATGTCATCGACAGGTTGCTGGCGGATGGCTGGTACGAGGTGGCCCGGAAAGGCAGTCACGCCCAGTTCAAGCACCCGACCAGGCCGGGCCGGGTGACGGTTCCGCATCCCAAGCGCGATATTCCAATCGGCACGCTGAAAAGCATCGAAAAGCAATCCGGCCTGAAGCTGAGGTAAGGGCAATGCGTCACTACATCGGACTGATCCACAAGGAAGCGGACAGCGACTTCGGCGTGTCCTTTCCCGATTTTCCGGGCGTGATCACTGCCGGCATCAGCCTGGACGACGCCCGCGGCATGGCCGAGGAGGCACTGGCCTTCCATGTCGAGGGTCTGGTCGAGGATGGCGAAGCCATTCCTGAGCCATCGTCCCTGGAAGATGTCATGTCGGACAAGGACAATCTCAGCGGTGTCGCCATCCTGGTTGCCCTGAAAGCCGAGGCAACCAAGGTGGTGCGCGTCAACGTCACCATCCCCGAAGATGTCCTTAGCCAGATCGATCAATATGCAGAACGCCATGGCTACAGCCGGTCTGGATTTCTGACCGCCGCCGCGAAAAAGGCGATGCGCAACGAGGCGGCGTAGCTGCTTCTCAAACGGATTCAAGCCGAGGCGCTATCGTTTTGTTCGCGCAAGGCGTTTCCGCTTTGGCGACCATCATCTTCAAGGCCTGAGAAACCATGTCTCATTTCGTGAGCCGGCGTGCCGCCGTTTGGCCGCAATGCGCCAGCAACTGGCAACCATTCGCTCCAATCCGCGTTTGGGGCTTCAAAGGAGTTCCAAGATGATCATCAGACAAGCCATTGCCGCCGTGCTCATGACTGCCGCTCTGGCAGGCTGCGCGACACAGACCGAACAGCAGCAGAGGGCAACCACCGGCGCGCTCATCGGCGGCGGTGTCGGCGCGCTGGCCGGCCAGGCGCTGGGCGGCAACACCGAAAGCACGGTCGTGGGCGCCGCCGGCGGCGCCCTGCTCGGCGCCGTCATCGGCCAGTCGACCACGCCGCAGCGCCGCGGCGAACAGCTCTGCCGCTACCAGGACCGCCGCGGCCGCATCTACACCGCGCCCTGCGACGACCGGTACTACAACGGCGATTATTGAGGACTGGCGCCCCCTTCTCCCCGCTCACGGGGAGAAGGTCCCGGCAGGGGGATGAAGGGCAGCGCGACATTCCTCGATGCTGGGCGTCCCATATTAGTTCCACTGCCTCGCTTAACGAGTGTACTCCTGCACTCTCATTGAATATTTTTCACCGCAAATGGGTATCAACTCAGTTGCAATCTGGTCCTGCTCGCGATGCTTGCGCAGATATCGCAACCGTTTTCGCTGGGCCGGTGTCATGTAGCCATCCCCGATCTCGGCCAGAATGCGCTCTTCTTCGGTTGGCACCCTGTCCAGCCCGTATGGCAGCCCGAGTTCGACGCGCAAGGCCGCCCCTGCCGGCGTATGTTCCCCCATAACGCTTCGCTCCATCTCATCGAGATCGAGGGTTTCATGGAAAGAAGGAAACCAGCGCACCTCCCATCCCAGGCGGCGGTGCACTTCCTCCTGAATCTGTGCGCGCTGGTCGGCCTTGGCTTGTAGCGCCGGCTTCTCCGCTGGATCGCAGGTCCTCAGGCGCCAAACCCAGGCGGCCTGTACGAAGTCCCAGCTGTAAGCGAGCCGCGCGTCCTCGCTCACCGGTTCGTCTTTCTTCGACTTCTTCTTAGCCATGCCGCCCTATCCGACACTTAGTAAGTGAGACCAAAGCATGATCAAATCAATCTCAAGTTGCAATCCCCCTCAATTGGCCTGATCGGAACTTAATGCAAGCTGGCTCCAAAGTCGCCCGCCGCAGAAATCTATCACCGATCTGATCCTTTTATATATTAAATGGCTTATCTCATGGGAGAGATTGTCACCAACTTCCCCCGATCCGATAGATCACCCCTAAGAACTATCCGCAAATTTCCAGTTTCTGGATTTATTCCAATACCTCCCACAGGGAACGCTTCTGGATCTTTTGCTATCTCTCGCAATTCCGCCGGCGTTTTAGTTTCTATTTCCGACACGCCCATGCTGTTCGCCAGCGACCTGAATTGATCAAAATTCAATCCTTTGTCGGCCCCTTTGTATTTTCGTCTTCCAGCGGTAAGCCGAGCAGCGAGACGATCGCCGGCGGTATCAACAAAAAGCAAGCCAGTCTCGAGATCATAATCAGGAATAGCCGGGTAGTCCCATCCAAATGGACGCTTCTGTTTCGCCGGTACATCCATAGGCGTCAGTGCCATATCTGCAGATCCTTTCTCCGCCGTCGGCTGAACTGGCGCCGCTTTCCCGCTGCCTGACGTCTCCACGGGAGTTTGGCCGGACGCAGCTTCCGGGACTAAGGTATCTGTCACCTCAGGACGCGCGAGGTGTTTGGTGGCGATGGTGTTTTCGGCGCGTTCCGCCGCCACGGCGCCAATCCGCTCAATCGCACGCGGTATTGCGCTCTCGACGGCTCTACCAACCCCGGGCATCGGTATCGCCCAGCCCAATGCGTCATCTATCTGACGCATCATCACCTTCTCGGTATTGTTTGAAGGCTCGTAGTAGGCACCCTTGTAATCTGGAGGGCTGATCGTTCCTCCGGACATGCCGTAGGCAACCCAATCGTTTGCGTTGGCTACACCAATCCCGACATTGGCTATCTTCTTGCCAAGGGCTTTGGCGTCAGCTCGAAACACCTCGCCCGCTGAAAGGCCAGGCTTGCCGCCGGGGAGTATCCCGCCCAGGCCGGCATCATCCAATTCCCGGACCAGAGCTGCTCGCGCGACTGGATCTTTCGTGCGCGCGAACAACTCGCTTGCCTTGGCGTAGTTGTCCATGAAGTCCACGCTTCCGCTGTCGCGCTGTTCGGCAAGCTTGAGCAGGTTGGAAAACGGTATGGGCTGAAGATTTTCATCTTCGATGCCCAATGCTTTTTGCTGGGCGACGGACAAGGCTATCGTCTGATCGTAAAGGTCAGGATCGTAGCTCCCCGGATTCGAAGGCTCATTGCCAAACACGGCTTCCCAGCCTCCGGCGATCTTTGGAGACAATCCGCTGACGTAGTCACCCGAGGCAACCTGCCGCTTCTCAAAGACCAGCTTTGCCGCGACGGCTGTTGTCTCTTGGTTCGCCTGATCCGCTGGTGAAGCGTCCGGCCCCGGCTCGGCATTGACCACGGCGGCATTGATCGCCTGGTTCGACATGGTCCTCATGTCGAAAATCTTCTTCCCGACATCGGCCCGCCATTCGAAAACCTGCCGGCGCCTGTCGCCCTCGTCGAGGCCATAGATGATCCTGTAGGCATCCTTGCCCGGCATTGCGCCGGAATAGGCGCCCGTGCGTGCGATCTCGTCTGGCGCGTCCGCCTCGGCGCGACCGATCGCGACGCGCGTCTCGATGTCCTGAGAGAACTTGGCCACCTTTGCCTTTAGGGCCAGCGCTTCCTGTTCCTGTTGCGGAAGGTCGTCCCTGAACGCCTGTGCGATGCGTTCATCCGGAGTCTGCGTGCCAACGCGGCCTTCTTTTCCGCCGGCCATCGTTGGGCCATCCGACAAGAAACGGCCCTGCGCGCTATCGCCGGCGGTCTCGCTGCCGGCGGCCGGCATGCCGACACCAAATATCGCCAGCGCGCGTTTCGGATCCTTGGCAATCAACGCCTCGAACCGCACCTTGGCGGCGGTGCTGAACCAGTCTTTCACCAGCTGTTGCCGGATCCCCGGATCGACCCCCATCTTGTCGATGAGGTCGAGCCCGTCCTGTCTGGCCGCTTCGAAGGTGACGTGGTCGCCGGGGTTGGCCTTGCCGATGGCGATGGCGTTGGTTTGCAGCGCCGTGTCGACTTGTGCCCGTTCATAGTCCTTGCGGCGCTGGAGCTGCTGCATCGCCGTGCGCGCCGAGCCTGCCGCGCGCAGCGCTTCTCTGCGCTCGGCAAGGCCAGGGCGCAGATCGGCTGGGGACTGATCCAGGAAACTATCAAACAGCGTGTCGAACTGGCCGGCCTTCACCGCTTGGCCGGTGTGCGGATCGACCGCTCCGTAGACGGCCTCGTGCAGGCCAGCGCCGTCGGCCGAGGCGCCCGCCACGGCCTCGGCTTCGGCCCTGGCAATCTCGCCGCTCAGCCTGCGGGCTGCAATCTCGGTGTCGAAGGCCTGCTGCTGCGCCTGGCGCTGCTCGTGGCGTACGGCCACCTCTTGCCAGTAGCCGTCGAGCTGTTGCGCCGCTCCGCTCACCGGCGAGGCATCGGCATCGCGTCGGCGCTGGGCAACTGAGAGGGGGATGATGTGTACCATTGGCTGTTCCCTGCCCAACCGGCTTTGAACAAAAGCGCGCGCGGCGGTGGTCACGGCACGGCCGGGTCGCACGCACGCGGGCTGTCGCGTTCGCGGGTTTGTCGGATCGGGCGTTTTTTAGGAACCAGCGAGACGCTCGACAGCAAGGCCGGCAGGCCAGAGGGGGGTGCCTCGCGCCTCCGGTTCGCCCTACCCCTCCTCCGCCCTCGCCGCTTTCTCCAGCGCCGCCAGCTGCGCCTCGTCCAGCGTCAGAAACCCCATGATGTGCTGCACCACTTCGGCGCGCGCATTGCTCAAGGCACTGTGCAGCTCGAAGCCAGCGGGCGTCCTGGTCCTGGCCATCCATTCGCCATAGGACGGGCGGCGGTAGTAGCCGACGGTTGCCGCGAGATCGGCCAGCACCATTTCGCCGTCCTCGCCGGAGAAGACCCTGAGGTAAGCCTTGGTCAGCGCGTCGCGCGCCTTGGCGGGACCGCCGGCTTGTCCCGAACGGGCGAAGCGTTTGCCGCTCATGCGCCCTGCCCCGGCGCGGCCGGCACGGCCGTCGCTTGCCCGCCTGCTTCACCAGCCGGCGCCTGTCCGCCGAGCAGTCCCTGCAGACCGTCGAGCAGGCCGCTGTCGCGTGCCTGCACTGCCGCCGGCACGGCATCCTTGGCGACCTTGCCGGCGGAGGCGATCGCCGCCATGCCGGCCTGCGCGGTCTGCGCCTTGGCTCTCGCATCGCGCAGACCGTCCACCTCCTCCTTGCGGCGAAAGATGCGCTGCGGGCTGCGGCCGGCGCTTTGCACGATCTTCAGCGCTTCGTCGCCATCGATATTGTCCATGATGCCGGGATCGAACTGCGCCATCTGCATGGCCGTCGTCACCACCTGGATGGTGTCGCGCGCTTCGGCCGAACGCCTGAGCACATCGAGCGGGCCGGTGAAGGTCGGCCGCACCGCCTTGCCGGCGAGGCTTTCCGGCGGCGCGAAGCGGCTGTCCTCGTCATAGAGGCCCTTGTCCTCGAGAATGCCGAGCTCGCGGTCGAGATTGCTGGCAAAACCCGCCTGGATGATCGAGCCCGAGGGGCCGAGCAGCGCGCCCTTTTCCTCCTGGCGGATCAAGGCTTCGGTCGCCGTCATCTGCGGGTTCTGCACCAGCGTCTGGAACAGGTTGACGAACATCATGTCGCGGATTTCCTCCGCCCGGCTGGCCGCATAATTGAAGGCATAGGTCGGGTTCTGTCCGGTCGCGATCGGCTGGATCAGCGGCCTTCCATTGTCGTCGATCAGGCCCGGATAATTCTCGCCGGGGTTGAGCACCGGCACATAGTCCAGCCTGGCCTTCGACGCCGTGGCCGGATCGGTGATCTGCTGCAGCGCGCGCAGGCCGGAGCGGCGCACGGCGTTTTCCTCGCGCACCGTGGTCAGCGCCTCGATGGTCGGCGAGATGCCATAGGGATCGCCCTCGTAGCGGCGCCAGTTGAAGGTCGACACCGGGAAGGAACGAAAGCCGCTTTCCCTGACGATCTCTTCCTCGTCCTCGATGACGTGATAGGAAGCGAATGCCGTATCGAGATACTGGTAGGCGCCCGACAGTCGGTACATCTTGCGCTCGTCGCGCGGCTGGATGCACTGGATCAGCGAGATCTTGGTCTCGCATTTGGCGGGATCGTCGACCAGCATTTTGATCCGCGCCGGCAGTTTGTCGTAGCCCAGCAGCTGCGCCGCCTGCCTTGCCGTGCGCTCATAGCGGCGGTGGAAAATATCGACCTGGCCCCAGCGGTTGCGGGCAAGATAACCCTCGACGACGGGGATCGAGGCATAGCGGATCAGTGTGCCGCCAAAGCCTTCCTCGGCATAAAGATAGGCGGGACCATAGCGCACGACATTGCGCAGGCAGGCCTGCGTTGCCGGCACGAAGTTGGAGTTGGCGGAATAGCGCAGAGCAAACAGGAAATCGCGCAAGCCCTCCGCCCATTCCTTTTCCTCGTCGGTCTCCTCGTCGTTCATTTCGGCGGTGGTCAGCCCGTGCCATTTTTCCGACTGCGGAATGATCAGGCTTTCCAGCCCGGCGGCCAGCCGGTTGGCGGCCGAGTTGATGGTGTTGGCGTAGACGCGAGAACCGCGCCGCTCCTGCCGCTCGGCCTGCGAGTCCGGCCCGCCGGTCCTGGGGCCGCTCCAGACGTCGGGCGCATCGGGATCGCAGAATTCCGCCACCTGCTCCCACACCGCCTCATATTGGCAGCGCTCGGTTTCGAGCTCGGACTGGCGGGACAGGATATCGCGGGCGCGGGAATCGGTCATGAGGGGCTCACTTGTTTGGCGCGGATGCGGGAGCTGCCAATCTCCCCCCTCGTGGGGGAGATGTCCGGCAGGACAGAGGGGGGCGCGAAGGATCGCCGGCGTTTCAGATTGATGGCAGAGAGCCAGCAGAGGGTGACGCCCAGGAGTTGCTCGACGGGTCGGAGGGACAGCGCCCCCCTCTGCCCTGCCGGGCATCTCCCCCACGAGGGGGGAGATCAGCTCTCTGTCATCTTTTGCCCACTTGGCAGTGATACGAAACGTCCACGGCGGGTCTAGGAGGAGGTCGACGTGACAATGACGTTAAGCCTTGCCGGCACTTTGAAAACCCGCGGCAAACAGGCGGCGAAGTGGCTCATCGGCTACGATTCCCGCAACTGGCTGCGCATCAGGCAGATCGAGGCGTTCACCGCTTTCCTGGAAACGGACGGCCGCAAGTCTTTGGCGGTGATCGAGATCTCGCCGGGCTGGAACCGTTACTGGAAGACGCTGTGCTCCGACTATCGCTCGGTCGACTTTCCCGAATTCGACATCTGCAAGGACCGCAGTGACCGGCAATATCCCATCGTCATCGCCGACCAGGTGCTGGAGCATGTGCAGCGACCGATTGCGGCGGCCGGGAATATCCATGCCATGACCAGGCCAGGCGGCTGGGCGATGGTGGCGACACCCTTCCTGTTCAGGGTGCACGCCAGGCCGCACGACTACAACCGCTGGACGCCCACCGGCCTGAAGCAGCTGATGGTCGAAGGCGGTTTTGCCGAAGCCGACGTGCAAACCTATGGCTGGGGCAACAAGGCCTGCGCCAAGGCGCATATTGGCGGACCGGTGCGGGCCTATGGTCTGTGGCGGGATCTCAGCAATGACGAGGAATACCCGCTGATGGTGTGGGCGTTCGCGAAGAAGGGGTGACGTGGCGTCCTTCCCTTCTCCCCTTGTGGGAGAAGGTGGCCGAGCGAAGCTCGGTCGGATGAGGGGTGTTCCAGCTTGGCGACTTCGTCTGTCCAGCGACAAGGCGCGGCGACAAGATAACCAGCGCCTTATTCCGTCCAACACCCCTCATCCGTCTCGGCGCTACGCGCCGATCCACCTTCTCCCACAAGGGGAGAAGGTAAGAGCGCTCACCCGCGCCGCTTCAGCAGCCGCGCATGCTTTCGCCAATACCACCACGCCAGCACGCGCTTCCTGAAACTGCGCTTCATCGCGGTCATGGTCATACCCCCAAAAGCACGCGGCGCTGGCCGGTGAGATCGCCGGGCGCGAGGTCGGTTTTTACCGTTGCCGCCGTGCCCTGGCGCTGTTCGAGTTCAGCCCGCAAGGCTGTCTCGCGCGCCTGCACGTCCTTGTCGGCAATGGTCGGGGTCGGTGGCAGCGGCTTCAGCGCCGGCGGCTTTTGAAAGAGACACATGGTTCCAGCCTTCTCTTGTCCAGTCATAGAGGAAAAAATCTTCGCCGTTGCGGCCGTACCCCGGCAGCCGGCAGCGTTGGGTGGCGCCGAGCCGGTCGAGCCAGCGCAGCGCGAGGTGATTGGCGGCCAGCGCCCGCGCCTCGACCCGCCAGGCGCCGCATGCGGCAACTTGCGGCCCGAGCACGGTGTGAAAGTACTGGGTAATGCCCGGCACGCAGCGCTTCATGCGGCGCGTACCCCAGCTCCAGGCGATCCACAGGCCGCTGCGCTGCTCGGCAGCGCCGAAGCCAGCCTCCGGATTGCCGTCGAGCTCGGCGACCCAGGCAAACCCCTGCAGCGCGGTGAGCGCCAGCAGCGCCGGCGACCAATGGTCAAGCTGGCAGTCGATCTCGGCCCGGTCCTGCGGGCGCAGATTGGCGGCGATGTAGGAGAGGTCGCGCAGCGTGGCTGGGATGATGCGAAGGGTCATGCAGTGGCTCGAGCCATGGGAGTTCGCTCCCGCTGTTGGGCCGGGGAGAGCCGCGGCCTTGACCGGCCCTCTTGCCGATGACCTATTTCGGATAGCGAAACTAACAATTGGGCGACTGGAGGAGACGGGCGAATGGACATTCGATCGACACTGAGGGAGCTATGCGATGCCTTCAACGCGCACGACCTCGATCGCATCATGGCGTTCTTTGCCGACGACTGCGTCCTGGAGATGCCGAGGGGAAACAACCCCTGGGGCTCGCGCTTCGAGGGCAAGCGGAACGTGCGCGACGCGCTGGCGACACGCTTCGAAGGCCTGCCCGATGTCCACTACGGCGACGGCGAGCATTTCGTCGATGCGGCTGCCGATACCGGCATGTCCAAATGGATGCTGACCGGCACCACCCGCGAGGGCGTGAAAAAGGAGGTCCGAGGTTGCGACTTTTACACGTTCCGCGACGGCAAGGTGATCCGCAAGGATTCTTACTGGAAGATCGTGGAGTAACCCACGGCGTCAATTCGCGGGATCGCAGCAATGCGGTCTCGACGCAAAAGCTGATTACGTCAGCGCCACCAAGTCCGGCGACCACTGGTCGAACTGACAATCGATCTCGGCCCGGTCCTCAGCGCACAGATTGGCAGCGATGTAGCTGAGGTAGCGCAGGGTTGCGTGAATGATCTGGACCGTCAAGGCCAGAGGCATGGAAGAGCTCTCCCTTGCGTAGCGGCGAAACGTGCTTATCAGCTAAAAGGACAAAGTGTTTCGTGGAGAGCATCCGTGCGGTTCAAGAGAACCGCTCGGTGGCTTGAGGATTGACGATCAGAGCGTGGATTTCAGGTATCCAACGTCAAGAAACCATGCCCCGCAGGTGGACAAACCCTAGTGATGAATAGCGTAGTTCTCGCGTATATCTCTCACCAGCGGTTCGATCTGATCGATCGTGTAAAATCTCACATGGTGGCGCTCCATCTGCGCCGAAACCATATCTAAGAATGCCGAATCCTGGCTGTCACCTTCATCACCAATCACCACCAGTTGCTTGCGATTAGCTAGAGCCGTTTCTTGATAGAGTAGTTCACCTTCAATCATATGCGGACTTGCCCGGTTGAGAGCTTTGTCAGGATCACCAGCCAGAGACACCGCATCAATCAGATTGAATGAACCATTCTGATAGGCGAACGGCGCCTCAATCTTCACGCCTCCAGGCAAATGAACCGGCTCCGGCTTCAAAAGGAGTTTGTCAACGCCGCACATTTTAAAAGCGTGCGCAAGTTTGGTGGATGGCCGCTGTCCTCTCCTGACATTGGGCACATCGCCGACCAATCGCTGAAAGAGATCCTCGATCAACTCCACTGGGTTTTTGACTAGGATTGAGCGGACTGGCGACAGGCGAACCTTACCAGATCTCAGCGCGACAAATTGCTCGATCCGTTCTTTGCTCCAACCAGAGCCAAATTCTAGCTTAATTCGGCTCTCCATTGACTCCTGCAAAAACTTGAAATGATTACCTAAATGCACGTTGAATGCCTTTTCAGCGCGCCGGGGCCGTTGGCTAAATTTAGCGAGCACGTACGGCTCCGCACTGGCGAAAAGGATAACGCCAATGTTCACGAACTCCGCGCGCTCGGGGAACTCCGAGTACTGCACGAGCGAGTAGTATCCTTGCGATTCACGCATCACTGGACCAATCCTGGGATCTCTGGTGCATCCACCAATCTCGCAGATATGGTGTTCATCACAAAACCGGCGCGGTCACAAATCAAATCGACAAGTGACTTTGCGGCATTGAGACCCAAGCCCCATTCTGCAGGTACGGAGTTAACAACTTCGACCACGAAATTGCGTTGTAATTGCGCCAGTTTATGAGTGGCTTGGGTGACAGACCGGGCATCGATGTAAGAATCGAACTCAGGAAATTTCCCATACACCTTGGGGTCAGTTACCCAATCGGCTGGTGCCGGACCAGTAGGAAAATCGACATCATCGCCGATAAAGCAATTCGAATGATCTATCGGAACGAGGTCGTATTTTCGACCGCCAGGGGTCCTCACATAGAGGAGGTTTTCGGAGTTGGCTTCGCCATCCAGGAAACGATCCCAATTTCGAATCCACGTGTCGAATACGACTAGTCGCGCTATGTCGCCCGGGTCACGGAGACGGGAGGGGAAAGTGTCTTGGCCATCGCGTGGAGTTCCGTCCACCGCATAAGAGAAGAATAAAGGAGGCAGCATCGCGACCCCATTCTTGGGCATGATTATGTCGATCGACATTTGTCGGATTATGGCAAATGGAGGAATCTTCAGTCCGAACCATGTCGCCAACTCGGCTGCCACCAATTCGGAGATGAGCGCAGCAGCACCCATCGGGTTTCCGAGCGATTTTAAGAAACCCTCTCCCTTGTCAGTAGCCACCCGCACCGGACTTGTACTTGACTGAAATGCCTCTATTTCCCGCTGAATCTCGGTCGGCTGGCAAGCTATTCCGCACGCAAGCATACCCACCCCACAAATAGACTGCTCCGTAATCCCATAAAGAGCCGACTGTCAAAAAGCGAGTCGTGGGTGCGCTAGCATAGTGAACTGTTTTTACTGCTGGATTGTTATTTACCTCCCCAGAGACACCGCCAACCATTTCGACGTCGCCGCCAATTTTTCCTATCAACCGTCCTGACCTTCACCGCCCCTATCGAAACGCCCCCAGCGGATCGCTCTGCCCCACCGGCCGTCGCGCCGCCTTGAACTCCGCCGGATCGACCAACGCTTCCCTCAGCATCATCACGCCATAACGCGTCGCGGCCATCAGATCGTCCCGCAGCTTTACAACCTGGCCGTCCTTGCGGTGGTAGAGGCGGAATTCCTCGAACCAGGGCAGCAGCGTCGAGAACACCTTGAAGCGGCCGGACTCCATGCGGTCGAGCATCTCCATCAGGCCGGCCTCGACCGAGACCGAGCCGTCGGCAAAGCGGGCGTGGCCCGACAGCATGTTCAGCCCGTGCGCGGTGTATTGTCTGGCGAGCGCGGTGCCCGCCCCTTCCAGCGTTTCGCGGCGGCCGTCGCGCGGCCAGGCCCAGGGCAGCCACTCGCCCCACGGCTTCAGCGCCAGCACCTGCATGGCCGGTGTCTGCTGCGAGGCGCGGGCAGCCTTGGTGACGTAGACGACATCGGCCTCCGTGTCCCAGGCGAGTTCGACCGCGGCCGAGGGGTGGTCCCAACCAAAATCGAGCGCGCCTAGGCGCGGCCAGTAGCGCGGCAGCCGGAACGGCTCGCAGGCGATCAGCTGTTCGGAAATCGGAAAGATGCGGCCGGAGCCGAGAACCGGAATGCCCTTGGCCCTGGCCTCGCGCTCATGCTCGGGATAAGCGGCAATGATCGCGGCGCGCTCGTCTGGCGAATAGTGCTCGGCATCGTCGATGGTCATGAAGGTGACGTGACGGGACATGCCTCACCTCGGTCATTGATGGCCAGGAAGGGTCAAACCAATCTTGCCGGAGCTGCGTCCGTCAGTCGGCGGCCAATGGTATTCTCAACGGGACGCTAATATACGTAGACGTTCCAACGAGCAGCGCCTGCCAGATGCTTGAGGAATGCCATGCGAAGATTCATCTTCACGGCGATGTGTATCGCCGCCGCGACGGCCGCCAGCGCCCACGATTGGTACGAAGACAGGATTGACCCACAGACGAAATTCAAGTGTTGCGGCGGCACTGATTGCCGCGCCATACCTCAGTCTTCGGTGCTGTCCAGGATCGACGGTGGTTACATCTATTTGCCGCATAATTTCATCATCCCACCGGACCGTGTGCAGGACTCCCCAGACGGCCAATTCCATATCTGCGAAAGTACCTACGTCATAACCAATCAGCTGTATTTGCGTTGCTTCTTTGCACCTCGCGTAAAGGTCTCTCTACTTCTTCCGCATTGAGTTAGATGCCGAGCGTCGCTGCGGCAGCACCGGCGTCCTCCCTTGCGGGCGGCTCTACTTCAACCCCCCGCCCTGCCCTCCACCTCCTGCGCCGACAAAAACCGCAGCACCACATCCGACATTCCGAGCAGCGGCGTGAACGTCACGATCGTGATGCCGCCCGTGGCGTTGGTGCGGGTCAGGCCTTCGGAATAGATATCCAGCGGCGGCTCTTCGTCGAACCAGACGCCGTGCAGGGTTTCGCCCTGCCACTTTTCGCGGCCCTTCTCATAGCTCTTGAACGACAGCACGGATTCATCGGCCTGCACGTCGCCGCCGCCGCCCCAGCGCACCACGACGCTGTCGAGCGCACCCGGCGCGCCGCGGCCCATGGTGGTGTGCAAAATGGCGTCGGCCGGGATCATGCCGGTGCCCCAGGCGGCCTGCTGCTGCGGCGGGCCGACCAGCACGCGCTGCGGATTGTCGCGCGTGCCCTCGCCGGTCACCCCGGTCGCCCATAGCCGCACGGCGCTGTCGAAGGTCTTGCCTTGCCACCACCAGGGATAGCGGCCGGTGAGATGCATGGCCCATTCGGCGCCGCCGGCCCTGGTCTTGCCGAGCTGGTTGCCGGCCATGAACAGCCGCTCGCGGTTCAACGCTCCCGCCGCGTGGAATTCAGCCTGTCTGGGATAAGGCCGGTAGGCGGCGAGCTGGTTACTCCTGCGCCTGCGGTCCAGCTCCTGCAGCAGCGCCAGATAGTGGCGCCGCGCCGATCGGCTTGTCGCCGAACGGCCCGAGGACGGCTTCGAGGCCGCGGATACGGCGGCGGATTTCGTCATCACTCAAGACTTCCAGATTGTCGGTGGAGACATGCAGGTCCTTGGCCAGATCCTTGGGCAGCACCGATTGCACGATCTTCAGATACTGATCGGGCTTGTCGGCCCGGACCGTGGCAATGACACCGGCGCCATGGGCGCGGAAATCGGCGCGCACCGCGTCGAGAAAATCATCGCCAAGCGTCTTCTTCGTCCACTTCGTTGTGGCAGGGGCGCCGGCGGGCGCTTTGCGGCTAGGGCGCGCACGCGGCGCCGTCCGGTCAGCCATGATCCGGGATCCCGGCAGGCTCTGCCGTGGGCTGCTTCACCGGCCTTGCCCGCTTGATCTTGCCGGCCTTGCGTCGGGCCGGCTTTGCTCTTGATCGTTTTTGCGTGGCCTTGCTGGCAGCGGCATCGGCCGGCGCGTAGCCCTTTTCGGCAGGCGCGGCTTTCAGCCTTGCCCTGGCAAGACCGATCGCCCGGCCGTCGGGCGCACCGCGCGGAAATCCGAAGCCGCCGATCGCATCGACGGGACCGCCGCGGATCATGCCGATCAGCACGCCTGGCACGACCGACTCGATGCGGCCGATACGCGCCTGCGGGGTAGCGCCTTCGAACACGCCGATGGCGCTGACGAGCTCGCGGCCGTCATCGTCGGTGATGATGGTGGCATAGCGGTTGGACATGGGGTCCTCGAGGATAGTGCGAAATGGGGTCGCTAGTTTGACCGGAGGATAGCGTTCCTTCACGCCCCCCTCTGTCCTACCGGACATCTCCCCCACTTGGGGGGAGATTGGCGGCATCACGGCCGCGCCCCGCCTTCCGGTGTTTGATGATTGGCGAAAGCCGTCGTGACATCCGATCTCCCCCCGTGTGGGGGAGATGTCCGGCAGGACAGAGGGGGGCGCTGTCCCGCCAACATTCGATATCGGCACCTTGCGGGCAGTCAGAAAAACAAAACCCGCCTCGGCGGCGGGTTGTTGGCGCAAATCAGCACCATGGAGAAATAATACGATAGTTGCCCTCATCCGTCAACAGGAAATAAGAAACAATTCCTACATCAGCCAGAGACTCAGCGATGTTAGCGCTACCATACTCGGCGTCAAGTCATATGCATATGTTCTAAAGTGCCATGCCGCCGGCGGGTTTTGTCTGATAATTTGTTCTTTGGCATCAAGGGGGTAACAGAAACCATGTCTGACGACAAAATCCGAAATATAAATTTGACCGCCGACATCGTCGCGGCCTTCGTGCGCAACAATTCAGTGCCTCCTGAAAGTCTGCCGGCGTTGATCGAGAGCGTCAATTCCGCCCTGGCGGCCGTGGACAATCCGGTTGCTCCCCCGCAACCGGCACCCGAGCCCGCCGTCAGCCGCAAGCGCTCGGTGACGCCGAACTTCATCTTCTGCCTCGAGGATGGCAAAAAGTTCAGGTCGCTGCGGCGCCATCTCGGCTCCGCCCATGGCATGACGCCGGAGGCCTATCGCACCAAATGGGACCTGCCCGGCGACTATCCGATGACGGCGCCCAGCTACGCCGCCAAGCGATCCGAGCTGGCAAAGGAGTTCGGGCTCGGCATCAGAACAGAGGCGCCGGCCGCCAAAGCCGCGGCCAAGCGCAAGACCAAGGCGTAA